CATATCTAAATAAGCATAAATTTCAGCTTGTGCCTGTGCACTGTTTATACCCATATCGAAGAGATAAATCAAGTTTCCTTCATCAATTACTCCGCCTCGAGCACGTGCAGCGTTTAGAGCCTGTTTCATACAAGTCATGACATGATATCTTGACTCTTCTTTTTCATACTCTTCTTCTGTGATATCATCTTTACCCAGCTTCTTCAAGATACTCTTGTACTGATTAGTAAAGAAGTTCATCTTCCTAATAGCTCCAGATACTGAATTTTGTATGTTATTCATGTTTACTTTAACCTCTAGAATCTCAGTTTCTAATAGTTCTCTTTCTAGCTCATCTTTAAAATCTCCATCAGCTAGTTTCTTTTCTTTTTGACGAAGCTCTATATCCTTCTTCATCATTTTAAGTTGTGCTTCTTCCAGGGCCATTCTAGTTTTATCTAGTTCAGCTAGTGTGTGTTTAACTGATCTAATAGGTGTAATCGCTGTAACATCTAACATGACACCCATAAACTGTGAGTGTGATTTATAAAAGTTTGAGCTTGATTGTTTTATTGCTGGCAGTGTTGCATTAATATTGGTTAACATTTGTTTATACTCTTTTTTAACCAGTGGTGAGTTTGATAGTTTTTGTATAACTAGATCTTTAGATGACATATTCTTCTCCTTTATATTGTTGCATGTATATGATCATGTTTGTGAGTTTTATACTATAGAATCTTAGGAAAGTCCACCATGACCGTTACTAGCAGAACCTGATTGTCCAACCTCTTGTGATAAATCACCATAGTCGGTTGCGTTACCTGTAGATGCAATAGTAATTTTATCAATTGTATTATAAGCTTTTGGACTTTGTCTTCCTCCCATAATAACTCCTCTTACATCGTTGCTTGCCCCTGTTCTATATTGTGATGAAATTTGTGCGTCACCAAAATCTATAGCGTTACCTGTTGAAGCAATTGTTACATAATCAATAACATTTGATGCAGCGGGTTCTCCACCACAGAAAGTAATTCCTCTTGTGCTTGAAGAAAGACCCCCTGGCACGTTTCTAGCAACTGTTAAATCTCCAAAATCTGTAGCATTTCCTGTTGAACCAATTGTTATGTAAGATATTATATTAGTAATACCTGATGGTTGTGCTTGTCCACCAGAAAAAACACCTCTTGTAGTGCTACCAAACCCTGTTGGACCGTTTTCTATTACACCAACATTATCTCCAAAATCAGTTGCATTACCAAGAGTCGCTAGTGTGTAATAATCTATTACATTAGTTGCATATGGAGAACCTCCTCCCCATGTTCCTCCGCACGTAACACCCCTAGTATCGTTAGAACAAGTTCCTGCACTATAACGAGTTAGTGTGGCATCACCAAAAGTAGCATCATTGCCCTTTGTTGCAAAAGTTATATATTTGGTTGTAGAGGTATAACCTGTTGTATATATATTTGTAAATAAAGCTCTAGTAGCACCACCTATTCCTGAAGATAGTCTATTAGCCGTTCCTGCGTCACCAAAATCCGCTTCATTTCCATCTGTAGATATTTTAATAAAACCTATGTTAGTTTGTGGAGTATCAGGCCACAGTGCTCCACCATATCTAACTGCTATATCTCCAACTCCACCACCACTTCCAAATGGTTTACCTGTTGGTGAATAAAGTTCCGGGGCTCTTGGATGGAATGCTTCTAAACCACCATGTCCATTTGAACATCCAGCTAAATAAGTTTTAGCTACTGTAAGATCACCAAAATCAGTGGCATTTCCTGCTGATTCTATTGTTATGAAATCCATAACATTACTCTTAGTTGGAGTTTCTCCTCCACTTAAAACTCCTCTTAATGAATTAGAAGAACCTGCAAGTCTAAATCTTGCTACAGTTAAATCTCCAAAATTAACCGCATTCCCTAGTGAACCAATGTTAATATAGTCGATAACATTTTCTGGAACTTGTGGGCTTTGATTAGCACCTCCAGAAAAAACTCCTCTTGTACTAGAACTTGTTGCTGCTATTTCTTTTCTACCACCCGCAGTTAAATTTCCAAAATCAACAGCATTACCTGTTGTTGAAATTTCAACAAAATTTATTACGTCTGATTCTCCAGGTGCAACATACCCTCCTGCTGATACAGCTCTTGTAGGACTTGAAAGAGAAGATGCACCTGAAACAGATACTGTTGCGTCCCCAAAATCTGTTGCATTACCTGTTGAAGCGATTGTTATAAAATCTATAACATTTTGTTGTGGAGCACCTCTACCAAACCATAAACCTCTTGTATTATTTCCAGTGCCTGCTTCTCCCATATTGTGACCAGCAGATGTTAAATCTCCAAAATCTGCAGCATTACCTGTAGTTTTAAAATGAACATAATCAATAACATTTGTAGTTCCACCTGGTACATAGCCACCTCCGAATACAGCTCTAGTAAAACTTCCTAAAGCACCATGACCTTGAACGGCAATTGTTAAATCTCCAAAATCAGTAGCATTACCAGTTGTTTCGACCGTAAACGTATCCATACCTTTTTGATAACCAGGAGTAAGTCCTCCAGCAGCAATTCCTGTAGTAGAAGCTTTAGGATAAGTTCCTAATTCTTTTATATTTTTAGTGATGTTATTGATCTTCCAGATCCCTCTGGCTTGATCTCGTCTAGGATAACTTTCAGCCATAGCTTAGTTCTCCTATGCGTCGTCTATCAGTTCGTATGATATTGTGACTACTAGTGTTGATGCTGCTGATGCTCCGCCTCTTATAAGATCAGTTTCTTGTAAATAAAAAGATGAGTTTTTATCTACTATGTCAACTGAAGCGTGAGCTGGAACTGTAAGTTCATCAGCTAATTCTTTATGTGTACCACCTACTTCTGAATCAATTGTAGTTGTTGCGTCGTTATCAGTTACATTTGTAACTCTAATTAAATTAATT